CGATAAGTTATATGAAGAGGGTATCATATTTCTTCCACAAGTGTTTAAAATTCTTTCTAACACAATTGACGTTATTGTAGTAGCGTCAAGCTCGCGAGCGGGTAAGTTACTACTGGCATCTGCTGTTCTGTTGACCCTTCAACGGGATAGAGTTCTTTCGGTCGTTAAGTATTGTATCAATTACTTATTAGCGACCCCCATACCAAAATCCGTATCCGATTTGTACTTCAAATTTACAACTTGGAATGCCGATTACACCATGGAAGAACTCTTTCCCCCCCCCCGAAGCAGAAGATGCACCCCCTTCGTACACAGCGATCCCTGTACGAAGGCGTAGGATCCATGTCGTGATCACTTTGGCCCAAGAGGCCAAAAATCGATTTTCTCTTACAGAAAGGTCAGAGGCTATGAGGCTGACCGTTCGGAAGTTTATTTTCGATCGAATGACTGAACATGGAATGCGACCAAGTCACATTCGTGAATCCCTCGATCTTGCAGTTGAACTAGCATTCACTCCTGATAAGTATGATATTGAGGCAACTCAATTTAGCATGCTATCAGAAGTAGCTGAGCAACGAAGATTGATCACATCCAACCACATATCTCCTCGTGGTTGGAGGGATTGGTTTGTGCCCCACGTTGGACCCCCTCCTGGGTTCCAACGTGGCTGAGGAGGCCCAACGTTACTACCAGGGATGGATTGTGCCAAAAGCACAGCTCCCGACCATCCCAACCTTCTGGTAGTACCAACGCTGGGTGCATCCGAAAAGCAGCGTAGATCGTATCTGCTATCAGGTTTCTCACCTGATGGAAAATACGCTGTTTACAACAACACATTGCATTGTTCCGAGGCAGCCGTGAAAGAGAGAGTACTGTTTGTGAAAGCAAATGGTGCCTTTGTATCGCCCCCTCGGCCTGCACCTTCTCACTTCTCAAGTGTACTGTCGGAAATCACTCGACTGCTTAAGAAAAACGTTATTTATGGCAACCCGATGTCTAATAAAGAGTTCGCTCTTAGTTACCAGGCTCCCAAAAAGAACGTTTATCTACAAGCAGCAGAGTCCCTAGAGATTCGACCACTCACTAAGAAGGATTCTTATATTCAAGCATTCACAAAGTGTGAGAAATATCAGTTTCGTGAGAAGGTGCCTGTTCCCCGGATTATTCAACCACGTAGTCCGAGGTACAATGTATGTGTTGGTAGGTATCTCAAGCCTATCGAGAAGAAAATTTATGAGAGTGTCAATACTATCTTTGGCTCCAAAACAATCATGAAAGGCATGAATATGGTCGAACGCGCACGCGTCATTGAGTCACATTTTAACAGTTTCGACGATCCTGTCGCTGTTGGACTCGATGCATCACGGTTCGACCAGCATGTGAGTAAAGACGCTCTTAAGTGGGAACATGGCATTTATGACATGTACTATCACTCTAAAGAGCTCCGGTCTTTACTCCGACAGCAATTGGTCAACAAGTGTTACATTAATCAACCAGGTGGACACATTCGTTATGTAACGAATGGATGTCGAATGTCTGGTGATATGAACACTAGTTTAGGCAATTGTCTGATCATGTCTTCTATGGTGTGGACCTATGCCCGGGAACGGAACGTTGACATCAAGTTAGTAAACGATGGAGATGATTGTGTCGTCTTCATGAGTAAACGGAACTTGCAACGTTTCATGACCGGACTATCTGAATGGTTCACAGCTATGGGTTTCACAATGACCATTGAACAACCAGTGTGTTTGTTAGAACAAGTTTCTTTCTGTTCTGCCAATCCCGTGTTAACTGACACTGGTTACATCATGGTCCGTGATCCCAGAAAAGTGATTGTAAAAGATAATATAGCATTACTTCCTATCAACACCCCAAAATTAGCCCAGCGATGGCTCGCTGGTGTCGGAACAGGTGGTTTGAGTATGACTGGAGGTATCCCTATACTACAAGATTTTTATTCTGCGCTCATCAGAGCTGCATGTGGTGCAAAACCATGCAAGAATTTCGATCTTGATAGAATGTTGGCACTAGGGCTTGGAATGGATCGTCGCCATTCTACTCCAAGTCCCGAGACCAGGTTCTCCTTTTACCTGGCTTTTGGCATAGATCCTGCATGCCAAATTGCGATCGAGGAGGAATATCGCAACTCACCCTTATCAGCAACTGGAGTTCCACATCCCATCTATGTGGATCTTCCTATTGCTGTGTAATCCCGTCCTCCATTGGGTTCCTACCAATAATGCCCCAAAACTATCATTTTAGTGCTAAACAAAATGCCAAGAGACTACACGGCGGCCCCGTATATTGGTTTGGTAGGGATGTATAGTCCCAGTCTAGACATCTGGCATCCAATACCATGTCTAAGAAAACCCAAAAAGCAGAAATTGCTCAACTGCGTAAACAAATGAGTGCCCTCAAACTTAAACCAAAGAAGAAATCCAACAACACCCCATTTCGTGATGTTGGAGGAATCATTGGTAAGAGACTAGCAGACATAACCGGTTTCACTTCCGCAAGTGGAATCGGAAAATGGCTAGGCACAGGCATCGGATCCATATTTGGATCTGGCGACTACGTGACCATGGGACCCCAACCAGGTTACAATGTTCTATCCGGACAGACCCCGAAATTTAGCTCTACCACATGCTACTAATATAGTGTGTCATAGAGAATATCTGGGAGATGTGACTGGTGCCGCTGCGTTTAACAACCTCTCTTACAATTTGAATCCTGGTATGAGTGAGACCTTTCCCTGGTTATCCACCATTGCTGCGAATTATCAGCAATATGTGTTCCACGGGTTGATTTTCGAATTCAGACCCCTAATTACTGATTTCGTGACAAGCGGAGCTCCTGGAGTTATTGTGTTGACCACAAATTATAACTCAGATCAGGCACCATATTCTTCGCGCCAAGAGGCAGAAAATGCTGAATTCGC